AAAGAAGTGCGCACCAAAAAGATACGCAAAAAGCGCGTGCGCAAGTACATACTAAGCGGCAGCCGTGTGCTAGACGACTGCGGGTACATTGCAGGCAACTGCATCCCCGTGATACCGGTGTACGGTAAACGCTGGTTTGTTGACAACGTCGAGCGCTGCATGGGCCACGTGCGGCTAGCTAAAGACGCGCAGCGCCTTAAAAACATGCAGCTCAGCAAGCTAGGCGAAGTTAGCGCGCAGAGTACAGTCGAAAAGCCCATACTCACCCCCGAGCAGATCGCGGGGCACCAAACCATGTGGCAAGACGACAACGTCAAGAACTACCCGTACCTGCTGATCAACCCCATAACCGACGCCAACGGCAACGAAGCCGCACAGCCGCCCATCGGCTATACGCGCGTGCCACAGATCGCACCGGCGATGGCCGCGCTGCTTCAGATCACCGAAGACGACATGCAAGACCTGCTCGGCAACCAGCAAGCCGGCGAGCAGATCAGCGGCAACATATCGACCGAGACCGCGCACCTAGTCCAGAACCGCCTAGACATGCAAACCTATATCTACATGTCCAACATGGCCAAGGCCGTTAAGCGCTGCGGCGCGGTTTGGCTCGGCATGGCTAAAGACGTATTTGTCGAAGAAGGCCGCGTCATGAAAGCCGTAGGGCCGCAGGGCGAACTCGACCGCGTACAGCTGCACAGGCCTGTGCAAGACGAGAACGGCGGGCTGTCTTACCAGAACGACATCACCAAAGCTAAGTTTGACGTAAGTGTCGAGGTTGGCCCGTCTAGCAGCACCAAGCGTGCCTCGACTGTGCGCGCGCTGGTTAACATGGTGGCCATGACCGACGACCCCGAGACCAAGCAAGTGCTGGGCGCTATGGCCATGATGAACATGGAGGGCGAAGGCATCGGCGACGTGCGGGCGTACTTCCGCGATAAGCTCATCACCGGAATGAAACAAAAATCGGCAGAGCTAGCGCTAGAAGCCGTAGAACAACTTGGGCCGCGCGTCACACCCCCCGACGTGCCGGGCAGCCCGGTACAAGAATAGCGCCGCACTGAGACCAAAGCCGGTGCGGGCTTAACGCGGTATCCACCCAGCCGCTCTAGTGGGTGAGTAAAGAGACGGGAATTATGGACGAACAGCACGAAGACCAAGAAGTCGAGGCAGTCGAAGACGAACAGCACGAACAGCCAGAGGCCGAAGCGGAACAAACCGCCGAGGAGCCTGAGCACGACGAGGTTGTAGTCACTATCGGCGACGAAGAGCCTGAAGCAAAAGCGGCGGCACCTGATTGGGTTAAAGAGCTGCGCAAAGCGCACCGCGACACCCAAAAAGAGAACCGCGAACTACGAGAAAAGCTTAAAACCTTAGCAGAGCCGGCAGCAAAGCCCGCAACGCTAGGCACAAAGCCAAAACTCGAAGACTACGACTACGACGCCGAGCAGTACGAGCGCGAGCTAACCGCATGGTACGACACCAAGCGGAAAGTGGACGAGCAGACAGCGCAGGCCGAAGCGGCACAAAAAGAGCAGGCCGACGCTTGGCAAAGTAAGCTAACCGCTTACGGCGAAGCAAAAACCCAGCTCAAAGTTAACGACTTTGACGACGCCGAGGGCACGGTCTTAGAAGCTTTAGACCAAACCCAGCAAGGCATCATCGTCCAAGGCGCCGACAACCCCGCCGTGGTAGTGTACGCATTAGGCAAAAACCCCGACCGCGTAAAAGAGCTGGCGTCGATTAAAGACCCCGTCAAGTTTGCGTTTACGGTAGCTAAACTAGAAAAGGACTTACGAGTGACGAACCGTAAAGCGCCACCACCCCCAGAACGAACGGTTAGCGGTACAGGGCCAAAGTCGGGCACGGTGGACTCAACACTAGACCGGCTTCGAGACGAAGCGGCGAAGACAGGGAACTATTCAAAAGTTCACGCGTACAAGCTGCAGAAGCGACAAGCCAAAACCTAAAACACTTTTAAAAAGGTAGGCAATCATGTCCAACGCATTTAACAAAGAAGAGCGCGTCGCGTTCGAGAATTTGCTAGAGGGTTTTAACGACTCGCTAGTACTTTCGCGTAACGTCTCACGTTACAACACTGGCGCAGACACCATGGAGCGTGCAAACGACACCGTGTGGCGCCCACAGCCGTACATTGCGCAGTCATTCGACGGCATGGACCAGTCGTCCAACTTCGGCGACAACACCCAAATGGCCGTACCGGCGACACTGGGTTACAGCAAGTCGGTGCCCTGGGTACTCGACGCTAAAGAACTGCGCGACGCACTGCAGGAGGGCCGCTTAGGCGACGCCGCCAAGCAAAAACTTGCCTCTGACATTAACGTTGCCATCACTAACGTTGCATCGCAGCAAGGTACGCTCGTTGTTGACGTTGCGGCGGCAGCCACAGGCTACGACGACGTGGCGTTAGCTGAAGCGATCATGAACGAGCAGGGCGTGCAGCCTTTCGATCGTTACATGGGCGTATCAACGCGCGACTATAACGGCATGGCGGGCAACTTAGCCAACCGCAACACCGTACAAGGCGTTGTGCAAACTGCGTACGAGCGCTCGTTCGTGGGCCGAGTACCACGTGCCGCAAGCCACAAGCACTGCGGGCACAGGCGAACGCTCGAACGTAGACAACCGCTACCAAGCGCTTACCGTTGCTGTCAGCTCCGGTGCGATTAAAGTAGGCGACGCGTTCACTATTGCCGGCGTTAACGCGGTGCACCACATCACCAAAGAAGACACCGGCCAGCCTAAAACCTTTCGTGTTACCGGCATTGTTTCTGGCGCGGGCGGTTCGGGTGTTGTGCAGATCAGCCCGGCCATTGTTTCTAATGGTGGCAGCACTGATGCGGAAGCTCAATACCAAAACGTTACAGCTACGCCAGCAGATGGTGCGGCAATCACCTGGTTAAATACGGCTGATGCATACGTAAACCCATTCTGGCAAAAAGACGCGCTAGAGATTTTACCGGGCAGCTACGCCGTACCTACCGACGCCGGGGCCGCAGTAATGCGTGCATCGACCGACCAGGGCATCGAGCTGGTAATGCAAAAGCAGTACGACATTAACACAATGAAGACCAAGTACCGCCTAGACACCTTGTTCGGCGTTGTGAACAAACAACCCGAAATGTCCGGCATCATGCTATTCGGTCAAACCTAACGCACAGGCCCTTCGGGGCCTTTTCCTCTAGGAGCACGCGCCATGAGCACCCCTACAATGGTTTACCGCCACCCTGGTAAACATAAGATCCACGGCGAGTTATTCGATTTTAAGATCGTTGACGGCGACACCGAAGAGCTAGACGCGGCGCTGTCTGACGGCTGGCACCTAACCACGCCCGAAGCTCTGGACGGCGCGGCACCGACGCGTGAAGAACTCGAAGCGAAAGCCAAAGAGCTTGGCCTCAGCTTCCCGGCAAACATCGGCGACGCTAAGCTACTCGCCCGTATTGAAGAGGCGCTGGCTAAGCAATGAGCTGGACTAAGCGGCAATTCGTGACACAAGCGTACGAAGAGATGGGCTACGCGGGCTACGTGTACGACCTCGAACCCGAACAGCTACAAGCCGCGATGCGCCGCTTAGACGCCATGCTCGCCACGTGGAACGGTCGCGGCGTAGCCCTCGGCTACCCGCTGCCCTCTTCACCTGAACAGGCCGACCTTGACGAGGAGACCGACGTGCCCGACTGGGCTGCCGAGGCGATATACTTAAACCTCGCAGTGCGGTTGGCCCCTACGGTCGGCAAGGCCGTCTCGATGGAAACCAAAGCCGCAGCGCGGGCGGCCTATACGCAAGTGCTGCAACAAGTGGCCATGCCTAACGAGGTACGCTTGCCCGGCAGCATGCCGGCGGGCGCAGGCAACAAATCCTGGCGCAACACTGGTAGCCCATTTATACAGCAGCAAGACGACAACGTACTGTTGCCGCCTGACAACGAGGTAGAGTTCAATGGCTAAAAAGATTACGCGCACGGATAGCGTCGCACCTGGCGACCTGTTCGTACTTTACAAAACAGGCGCGGGCGACTATCGCGGCATACCGGCTGACGGCGCCGTACAGTACATGCAGGA